TCATCTCCCTGTTTGGGCTGGTCGGTGACAGGAGTAGCGGCCACGAATTCGCGTGCGGTGTCGATGGCCTCGCGCGGGTCATGTCGCCAGTGCTGCGCGCCCCATCCCAGCATCGGCACGGCATCGCCTTCGTCATTACGGCTAAACACGCGGCAGGACTCGCCGTCTTTGCCGAACGCTACCCAGGCTTCGTGCTGGATCATGAAGTCGAGCCGGGTCTTGTCCTGATCGGTAGCAGGCGTAGGAGCGGCGAGCATGTGCCCCTTGATGTGGTCGATGATTGCTTTGCGTGCGGCTTGATACTCGATTTCGTTATAGTCCTCGCACGAAGCCTCGTGAGCGAACTTGCTAAGCAACTCCATGAAGTCGGACGTATCAATATCAGGTTCGGCTTGCGCCACCGGCTGCGCACCGGCCTGCTCGACAAGGCGCTCGATCTCGTCCGCTGCTGCATGCAGCATGAAATTTGAAACATTTGAATAGGCCAACTTACCGCCTTCTGCCGCCTCGCGCAAGCGTTTCGACAGATCATTTGGCGCACCGGCCTGCTCGATGGCAGCAGGAGCGGCGAGACCTGTGCCGAAGGTGTTTATAATCGCGTGCGCAACCGTCCAAAGAGTGTCGCGGCTGGGGTTCCACGCTTGCAGGCCCCACTTGAATCGCGTCAATCCGCTCCATGCAGGGAAGCCGGGAATCAGGTTCGATGCAACTGACCAGCGATGCGGCTTGCCGTTGAATTCCAGATTGGGCACGTCGATCCAGAAGTTTGCCGGCACTGCGCCCGGATAGCCAATGGGGGCGACAAACAGCAAGGTACAAACAGTGGCGCTCCACCCGGCAGGCAGCATGACGGACGGAATGACAATCAGGTGCTCGCCGTGCTCACCAGCCTGTGCATGCGCCTGCGGCCACTTCTTGCGCAACCGCTCGACTTGCTGCTGAATGATTGGATGTTCAGACGCCACTGCACCGGCCTGCTGGTCACTGGTCGGCGCTGCGATCCGTTCCTTCACGCGCTTGTCGATCTCGCTGTCGATGGCGGAAAGCAGTTCTTCCATCGACTGATTCCAGAACGGGCCGTTGAAATGCGCGACGCTAAGACTCTTGAACGCATCGCCAAATCGCTCACGGTAGGAGGTCGCCGGTTGCTCGGTCGCGGCTGATGACTGTGCTGGCGCGGCCTGATGGGCGATAGCGGCGCGGGTCGCTTCCAACTCTGCGATGTAGCGGGTTTCCACGGCGCGCGCGATTGCGCACCAGTCGCCCTTGCATGCGTCGTAGATACCCAGCAATTCTCCGATTCCGTAGGGCTGCACTGGTCGCGGCATATAGGTGGCCCGTTCATCGGCAGGCGCAGGGGCGCGGCTATCTGCCTGCTGGGCGGATACCGGGGCAAGCCTGGCGTGGGCTGTAAGCACCGCCCGTAAGTCGGCTATCTCGGCGTCTGCGTAATACATGGCGGGCTGGACGCCGATCGATTCCTCAAGCCGCTGGCGCCACGACTTCACCGGGGCCACTTCTCCTGCCTGTACCGGCTGGGCAGCGCGTGCCTGAGCGATAAGGGCGGCAACTTCATCGCACGCGCTGGATTGCTGGCTGTCGGTCCAGTGAGCGGTGCCGGCGGCAAGCTTCAAGTATTGGCGAAGTTGACGTGCTGCGCTGCGTAGCTGGGGCGCCAGTGCCTCCAGCTTGTCCAGGTCGAGCGGCTGTGCTGCGGTGGAATTGGTAGTGGTCATGTCAGTCCTTTACAGTCCGTAATACGCCGGCACCGCCGCATCGCCGTCGAGTTCATCGTCGCCACAGCCGTCCGTGGCAGCAGTATTGTTCGCCTTGCTGACCTCGGCATCCGTCAACACAAATGCGGCGCGCGCCTCTTTGGTAGCGCCGGGCATGAGCGTGATTCGCATCGGCCCGTTGCGATCATCGCCTTCGAGCTTCGCGTGCATGCCGCGCTTATCCTGCGGGCTCAGGCCGCGCCATTTGCTGATGTAGCAGTCGCCGTGCCAGATAGCGCGCGGCGAACCGGCCTGCATTGAGCCGACCGAAAAGCCCCGGGCATCTAGCCAGGCAATGGCTGCGTGCGTAGCGGCGAAATCGCCTTCGTCCTTGAATTCGATGATTTTCATGCTTCTGCCCCTTTGCTCAGGTCACTACTATCACCGCTGTTTGCGGTGCTCTGGTGGGCGAGAGCACGGATAGCAGCGGCTCACGATTTCCGCGATTGCTTCCGGCGTGCCGGCGACAACGTAGGCTTGCGGTGAGGTGCTGGGGATAGCTGCGCGAGCGTGGTCCTTGCCGATGTGGTTGAGCCAGTCGGCGGCAGCGGTGGCGACGCGGCTTGCCAGGGCGGTCAGGGTCTTTTCAAATTGGGTCATGATGCGTCTCTCAGTAGTCTTCTTTGAACTGCACGCCGTTCTCTGCTGCCCATGCGTGGATGTACTCGATCAGGCTGGTCATGCGGGCGACACTCATCTGCGCCGAGCTTTCGCGGATGTTGACCCACTCACCCTCAATGCCCGGAATGATTTCAGCATCGCGTCCAGTCGCTACGGCATGGCCGCTGATCAAAAGCGTCTTGAATTGGTTCGCCGTCAGCTTGCGCCCGAGGTAAGTCGCTTTCTTCTCCAGTTCACCGAACATCGCGTGCAACTTGCTGTTTTGATCCAGGCTGCGACCTTTCGGGCCAACCTTGATGTCGTAGCCCTCGGGCAGGCTGGCAACCTTCTCGGCCAGGTGGCGGCGATTGGTCGGCGTGATGGTGCCGATGCGCGTGTAGGCCATGTCACGCGGCCTTTGCCTGGGCAGCCGCTGTTATGCGACGGATCAGCGCCGCACACATGGCCGGGAAGTCAGACTCGTGATACAGCTTTGCTGCCTTGTCGGTCGCAGCCGGCGCGAAGCCCAGTGAGGCCAGGAAGTCGGCGGTCAGTGCAAAGCCAAGGCGCTCACCGATCTGGCCGAGACGCAGAGTCGGCGGCGTGTTAGCAGCTGGCATGCGTGCGGCAGCGATCGGCGTCACATGCGCGGATCCTGCCGGTATCGCCTCGGACACAGGTTGTGGCGCCGGCGTAGCACTGGTAGCGGCCGTAGCTTGTGCCGCTGCTTCCTCCTGGGCTCGTGCCGCGGCAATGCTCGCAGCCTGTTCGTCCAGTTGACGCTTCGTGTCGGCGGCGACGCGAGCGCGCTCAAGCGCAGCGGCTTCCTCGGCGACTCGTGCAGCCTCAGCCTGTGCCTGACGTGCGGCTTCCGCCGCTGCCTTCTCGGCCTTGATGCGCTCCTCCTCGGCGATCCGGGCGCGCAGTACCTCGGCCTTCGCGGCTTCGGCCCGCTCGTGATCGGCGATGCGCAGCTTGACCAGCGCCGCCAGGTCGTCGGCGGCCTTCAGCACGATCGACGCCGTGTCAGCGAACAGGAAGGCGTGCTCGCTGGCGAGTTCGCGCAGCAGGCCCAGGTTGATCTGGATCTGGTCGGCCACGGCGTTCGCCTCGATCTTGAAGCGCGCCAGCTCGGTATCGACCGCATCGCGCAGGCTGGTGACAGTCTTCTTGCCCTTCATGGCGCCGGCGAAGTCGACGGCGATCACTGGCATGTACGGCTTGCCCAGGCGCCTGTTCAGGTCGGCGATGTGCGCCGCGGCCTTGTCTTTAGCGGCCTGATGGATCTCGACGCGGATCGTTTCCTTGCGCGCCTTGACTACCTTTTCAAGCATCAGGCGAGTCTTGCGAGCCAGTTCCTTGTAGCTGGCGACCGTGCGCACCATCTCATCGACAGTCGAAATCTGGCCCAGCGCGGAGGCCTCGGCGGCGCCGAGCGCGTTCTCGGCGCGCTCCATCACCTTGATGGCCTGCTCGGCGTCGGCGAAGGCCTGGTCGTCGCTCGGGTTCGTGTCGATATCGGCAATGAACGACTGCAGGCGCTCGCCGAACAGGACCAGGTTGTGATTCAGGGTAAGCTGGCCGTCGACGCGGATCGACAGGGCAGGGAGGTCTTGCGTCGGCGTGGCGACGGCGGCGGGCAGCACTTCGACGTGCTGGTAGCCGCAGACATCGATTTCAAACTGCCCCCAGCCAGCAACGATCTGTGCGCGCAGATCGAGGTTTGGCGTGTACCAGCAATGCCGGACGTCAACCAGTTGATCGCCATCCCATTTCGATGCCGTGAACAGGACGCGCGATGCACCTGACACCATGCACTGCTGCTCCATCTGAACTTGGTACAGCATGGGCAAATCAGCACCCATGCATTCCGGCGTCATGACGGCGCGCAGTTCTTCATTCAGGCTCTTGTGCTCCCAGTTGATGTCTTCGGCCATCGTCAGGCCGTCGAAGCTGGCCGAGTACTTTCCTTCCGATCCAACGACCGGGTACAGATCCTGGCCGATGATTTGCTCGGCGATCGGACGCGCAAGCGCCTCGTAGCGATGACCGTCATCGAAAATGGCCTGAGTGAAGCCGTCAATTTCCTTGCTCGATCCCGTCGCATACTCGTGCAGCAACTGGGAGCGAGTTTTGTAAGGCGAGACACCCATCATGGCCGGCGCATCGCTGGCGTTGAAGTGAGCGGCGCGGTAGGCTAGCCATTCGGCGCTACCCTGAATGAGTTCATGAATTTGCATGGTGGGCTCCTTATTCGGCGGCTTGCCAGGTGCGGATCGTTTTCTTCTGGTCCTCGGTGAGGATCGTCTTTGTGCTCAGGGTGGCGATCAGGCCGTCAGCAGTCTTCTTGCCGGTTGCGACAACGACGCGCCAGGCCGCCTCGTTCTCTTTGAACTTCTCAGCAGTGCATTCGGGTAGTGCGGCCGAATGCTGAT